AGGACGAAGCGCTTGGGGTAGCCGAGGGCCACGACCGCCGTGTCCAGGTCAACGCCGAGGATGGTCGCGACGAGCTGGAGGGCGCGCCGCTCGTACGCCTCGAGGTCGCGGGCGAACTGCTGCGCGCGCGCCTCGAAGTCCCGCGACCGGACGCGCAACGCCTCGCCGCTCTGCGTCTGCGCCGACTGATCCGCCTGCACTTCCAGGCCCGCCGTGCGGTACGCGAGGGCGATCAAAAACAGCGCGTGCGTCCGCAGGTCGGTCAGCGAGTCCGGCGGGAATGTCACCCACGACGGAGAGCCCGCGCCCTCGGGCGCAGGGAGCGCGGTGCCCGGCCCGACGCGCAGATCAACCTCGGGCTCCAGCCCGCCTCGGGCGGTCGTCGGCACCGACAGAAACGGCGGCGCGCGGCGCTGCGTGTCCTCGACCTGCGAGAGCAGCTGGTAGACCTGACGCCCGATGGCAGCGGGCGTCGCGGCGAGTGAGCGACCGGATGGCACGCGCGACAGCGGGTCGCGTCGGTGCGACGCGAACACCACCGGCACCTTGCCTGGGACAGCGTGCGAGCCGCTGGAGATGGGCGTGCCAAGCTTGGCCTCGCCGACGCCCTGCGACGCTCCGAGCGAGACGACGTGGCGCTCCCAGCCATCGCGCGTGTACCGCCAGATCGTGACGATCTGACTCTGACGCTGTTCGTCCACCACGGGCGAGTCCGCGTAGGCAAACTCCGCGAGGCCCTCGTCGTCGTAGCTCGCCCACGCCCACGCCGTCGGAGGAACCACGCGCGCGCGCACCGAGACGCGCGCCGCGATCTCCTCCTCGCGCGTCGTCGCTGCGTTGACCCGCGGCGGCTCGATGATCACCGCAACCGCGCCGTGGATCGCCATCTGCCGCGCGACGATCGAGACGTGCTCGGACCATCGGCAGCCCTCGCCGTCGAGGTCGACCACGTAGGGCGCGAGCTCGCCGAGGTCACGCGCGACCTGCGGCGCGACCGCATCGGCGTAGGCGTCGACCACGGGCTCCGCGAGGTTGGCGTAAAACGCGAGGTGCCGCCGCCGGCGGAAGTCGGCGGGCTGCTCTCCCTGCCACGGGACGAGGTACGTCCGCTCGGTGCCGCGTGGCACCTCGACGGCCACCTCGCGCCCGCTCTCGGTGCGGCGCAGTTCGTACCCGTAGAGCCGCGCGGTGCCGAGCGTCGGCGAGCTCGGGTTGTCCCAGTGCCAGCCGCCGCGGTAGGCGTCGCTCAGGAACGCGTGCCAGCCTCGCGCGTCGTCGAACAGGTAGCGGTCATCCACGGTGCAGCTCCATCACGCCGTATCGCAGGGCGTCCATCGCGTCGTCGTTGATCTTCTCAACGTCCTCGGTCAGCGAGCCATCGCGCGCGCGACGGCGCGCATAGCCCTCGAACTCCCCGATCGTATGCTGGCACGCGTCGCTGACGTAAAGGGCGCTGTGGCCCAAAACGACGCCGCGCGTGCTGCGCTCGACGGCCCACTCCAGCAGCGCGCTCACTCTGCGGATGCCCTCGGCCACGTCGTTGGCCGCGGGGTAGGTCCGCGCGCGAGAGCGGAGGTGTCGGCCTGCGCTCTCAATGTGCCCCGGCTGCGAGGGGTCGCAGAAGACCCGCGTCGCGCGGTAGCGCGAGCAGAGCTCCGCAAGGATCGGTAGCCAGCCGTCGGCGGTCGCCGCGACGATCTTGCCGCGGTGGACCTCTTCGTGAAGGACGTAAACGTCCGCGCCATCGGTGGCGAGCACCATCGCGACGCCGGGGTGCGTCCAGCCCCAGTCCACCGCGACGATCACGTCCGACCATCGACGCGACGCGAGATCCGCGGAGCGGACAACGTGAACGTCGCGCGAGAACGACTCGTACACCTGACCCTCGACGCTGCCGAACTCGGCGTCGAGCCACTGCTTGCACCACGCCTTGGACGCGCCTGGGCGAGAGCGCAGCGACGACTCGAAGTCTTCGGGCAGGTGCGGGTTGTCGCGCGTGCGGGCGCGAACAACGCGTCGGCGTCCGTCCGTCCAGGACAGCGAGTCGCCGGTCCTCCCACCGCCGGGGCCGGTGCCGAAGTCGACCGCCGTCCAGTGCGAGCGCGTCTGCGGCGGGCCGATGATCACTTGACGACGCACGCGACCGGGGTGACCTCGGCGCACGCGCGCCGCGAGCACGCGGATCGGGTCAGGGCTGCGCTCGCGCGTGGCCTCGTCGAACACCAGCCACGCGGCGTTGATGCCCTCCAGCGACTCCGTGGCGACGGTCGACCGAAGCCACAGGCGCGACTCGCCGGATGGTGTCGGAACCGCGAGGTAAGCCCCGAAGAGCGGGTCCCGCTTCAAAGACCAGCACTGGCGCGGGATCGCGCGCTCCCACTCCGTCACCCAGGATTGAAACAGCAACGGGAACGTGGGCGCGGCGACGATGCCGGTGAAGCCGGGGTGCGTCTGCGTCGCGAGGCTGAACGCCTCCCAGACCGCGAGCGTTGTCTTGCCCACGCCGTACCCGCACGCGGCCCAGACCTCGGGCTCTGGCGCGTCGTGGATCGCCTGCTGCCGCGCGTGCGGCTCGTAGCGCGCGACCACGCGGTCGAGCGGCTGGGCCGCGATCACGACGCCTCGCGCGGGCGCACCAGCGACGCGGGAAGCTCGATCACGACGACGGGCTGGCTGACGCCCGCCGCCGCCTTGTCTGCCGCAGCTTTGGTGAGCCGTGCGTCGTGCCGCGCTCGCCGTTCGTCGTGCCGCGCCTTGGGGTCGCCCTGACGGTGCTCCAGCAGAAACGCCGCCGCGCGCCAATCCTTCGCGCCCGCGACGCGCACCTGCGCGGTGATGGCGTTCGTCGCCTTCGCGTACGCCTCGCGCGCCGCCGCGACCAGCCCGTCAACGTCAGGGTCGGAGTGCCCGCCTGCGCGGTGCTCGCGCAGCCACCCGCACCACGTCGCCCACGGGATGCCAGCCGCCTCGCAGGCCGCGCGGTAGGTGCTGCCCGCGAGCAGCGCGTTGATCACGGCCTCGCGCATTGATGGTCGGAAGGCGACGCGTGCTGGCATATCAGCGCTCAAGGATACCGCGAACGTGCGTCGCGATGCTGCGCATGAAGAGCGGTGGGACGCTGTTGCCGATGCGCTCGGTTGCAGCGTCGCGTGACGTGAACTTGAACGCGTCAGGGAACGACCCGATGCGCCGACGTTCTGCCGTGCTGATCGCGCGGCACTCCGTGGGGTGGTACGGGGCGCCGTTGCCTTCGGACTTGAGCAGCGTTCCCGCCGTCAGCCGCTCCGACAACTTCGTCACGCACTGCTGCTTCCCCACTTGCCCGCCCTGCGGTGCGGCGCGCCAATACGCCTGATAGCGCGGGGTGAGCGCGGGGCAGTCGTGCGGCGGGACTGCGGCGAACGCCTCGCGCACCGTCACCGGCTCGCTCCACCCGAGCGGGTGCGACGGCTCGCGCCCGATGTCCTCGCGCACGCCGACGAAGATCATGCGCTCGCGCGACTGCGGCACACCGAAGAACATCGCGTTGAGCAGGCGCGCCTTGACGCGGTAGCCGCAGCCTTTGAGCGTGCGGAGGATCTCGGCGAAGACGAGTTTGAAGTCTCCCTTGACCATGCCGCTCACGTTCTCCATGACGAACGCCTTCGGGCGCAGCCCTTGGAGCAGGCGGCAGTACTCGCGGAAGAGTTGGTTGCGCGCGTCGCCGATCTCGCGCTTGCCCGCCGTCGAGAAGCCTTGGCAGGGCGGGGAGCCGTCGAACACGTCGAGCTCCCCCGGCGCAACACCAGCGAGGCGGAGGCACTCCGCGACGGAGAGCTTCGCGATGTCGCCGTGGTACAGCGGGACGTGCGGGAAGTTGAGGCGGAAGGTATCGGCAGCGTTCTGCTCCCACTCGACGGCGAGGAGTTCGCGGAAGCCCGCCATGTGGTACCCGAGCGACGACCCGCCGCAGCCCGCGAAGGTCGAGATGACCGTCGGCGCGTTGGTCTCGCGCGGCGCGTTAGCCTGCGCCCACGCCTCCTCTAGAAGCGCGGGGTAGTCGGTGATGCGCTGAAGCCGCGCCGCCGAGGAGCCGTCAGCCGCCACGGGGCACCAACTTCCCGCAGTGGGGGCACGTCAGCGACGCGACCTCACCCTCGACGCCCTCGTCGTACTCGCGCCCGTCGGGGTCGCCCTTGTACGTTGGCGCGTCGCCCGAAGGGTCGCCGCCGGAGTAGGCACCCGCGCCGCCGAGGATCGCGTCCCCCGCGCCCTTGATGAGCGCGTCGAGCGCATCGGCGTCGAAGCCCATGTCCGCCATGAGCGCGGACTCGCGGCCGAAGCCAGCCGCCATCGCCACGATCGCCTCGGCGCTGTCGGTGCCTTGCAGGCCGCGCGCGTTGTCCGCGAGGGTCATGGCGTCGGCCTCGGCGTCGCTCACGTCGACCAGGCGCACGGGCACGCACCCGACCGGCCCGCCGAAGCTGTGCTCCGCGCCGCCGCGCATCTCGCCGTCGACCTCGAGGCCCGCGAGGATGAGCTTGGCCGCTTCGAGTCGCCCGTGGCCGCCGATGACCCTGCGACCGCGCGCCTGCGCGACGATGGGCGCGCCCCAGGCGGTGCGGAGGATCGTGCGGGCGAGCGCGGAGACCTCGCTGCCGTGCAGGCGCGGGTTGCGCGGGTTTGGCCGCAGGTCTGCGACGGGCAGCCAGCTGGCGGCGGCGTCGCGCGCGTTTGGCGTGGGTTTACCGCCCATCGAGTCTGATCGCTCCGTGCGGGATGCGCCCCCGCTGTGCGTCTCGAACCTCATCGAGCGAGCGGCAGAGGCAGACCGCGCGCCCGACGACGATGCGGACGGCCTCACCGCGCGCGAGCGTGGCGCGGGCCTCGTCGAGTTCGGCGCGGTCGAGGGTGGAGAGCTGGTCGCGCATCGCAGCGAGTCTCGCAGAAACACGAACGCCCGCGCAAGACCGCGGGCGAGCGTGTGGCCGGGGGGAGAGACGACCTGCGGGAGAGTGTGCATCGCGGCGCGCCGAAGGTCAACCCTTACGCCCTTACGCACCTTACGCGATTACAGCCGATTCCCTAAAGTACCTACGCACTACCTATATCTCTCTCTCTCATATACACATGGAATATGCTGTAAGGGTGTAAGGATAGCGCAAAACCCCTTGCTGAAAGGCACTTCGCCCTTACAGACGGCTCCGTAAGGGCGTAAGACCTCGGTAAGACTAGCGCTCCCAGACCCGCTGCGTTGCGCCAGCGACCCATCGCGGCGTCGAACGCCAGCCAAGTCGGCGCATGATCGCTCCGACGCGCTGCGAGTCCTTCTGCGCGACGCGACCGATCTCAATGCTCAGCGCTGCGGTCAGGATGCGCGTTGACGTGATGGGCCCTTCCGCCGCCTCGACCCACTCTGCGATCTTGGGCTCCCACGGGTCGTGGAGTGCGTGCGTCTCGCTCGACTCTCGCTGAGCTGTCTCGGCCTCGCTGGACAGCCACCACGCCTCGCCGTCGCGATAGGCTGCGACGGCCTCTGCCCAGAGCTGATCACGCTCCGCGATGAGCGTTGCGCGATCGACGGGGCGCGGCACGCGCACGCACCAAAAGCGGCGAGCTCCAGTGGGATCGGCCAGGAACTGCATCTCGTTGGTGCTGCCGACGATGACATTGCAGCGCGGCACCGCCGAGACAGCGCGAGCGTATGGCGCGCGGTACTTGTCGATCTGCGAGGTGAGGAAGCTCTTGATGCGGCCAGCGTGCGCGCGAGAGGTGATCTGATCCAGTTCGGCGAGCTCGTAGATCCACGCGTGATTGATCTGGAGCATGGCGTCTTTCGACTCCAGATCGATTCCAGTGTCCGCAAACCACTCGCCTCCGAGGATCGAAAAGAAGGTGCTCTTGTAGAGACCTTGCGCTCCGACGAGGACGAGCGATGTGTCAACCTTGCATCCCGGCTTCATGGCGCGTGCGACGGCCGAAACGAACCACGCGCGCAGCATCGTGTTGTTGATCCTGCTGTCTTCCGCGCCGAGGATGCGCGAGGCCACGCTGTCGATGCGCACCTTGCGATCCCAGATGAGCCCTTCGAGGTAGCGACGAACTGGGTGGTATGATCTCTCGGCAGACACGGTGATCATCGCCTGCGACAGTGTGTCGGTGGCTGGTGAGATCTGGTACTCCAGCTCGATGCGCTCGCGTGCCGCTCCTAGGCGCGCATCGGTCACGGCGACGCCGTTGAGCTCTGGCGTCAGGGTCATCTCGTTGTAGCGCAACGTCGCGAATTCACTTGCGTTTCGCAGGATGCTGCACGCATTCGCGAAGGTGTTTCGGATCTGGCCTTTAGGCGTGCGCAGGAGTTCGTTGAACCACTCTCCGCCGACCACCTGCGCGCGCGCCGCGTCACGCTGCACCTGCGCTGCGGCATCGCGGAGCCACGACGGCAGCTCAGAAGGTTCGATGACGTTGGGCTCTCGTCCTCGCCGCCAGCGCATCACCACGCTGTCCTGAACGCTCGGCGGCAGGAGTACTGTGCCGTGTGCGACCAGCGACAGACTTGGGCCGAGCTCGCATGAGGAGAACGGGAGCGCGCCTTGCTGCACGATGGTCAGTCGCACGCCTGGACGCCCCCACGTTGGACCGGTGATCTGCGCTTCGGTCGCGTGCGAGTTCTGGATCTTCTCCAGTGTCTCTAGTCCCTCGACGCCCACCGCGACGATGACGGCCATGTCGCCCTCACTCGCTCCGAGTCGCAGGCTGACCTCGCCGAACGTGTGCTCGACCGGCCACGACCGGACGTGATCGAGGTAGCGGTGCGCTTCTTCGGCGCTAATGTCGCCCCACTCAATGGGTGCGATTGCGGTGATGGTTGAGGTCACTTCGCCGCCTCACCCTTCGCGCGGATGACGCCGCGCAGGAGCAGACGCACGACTGCGGCCATGGGGACGCTGTGGGCTTCGGCGAGTTTTTGGAGGATCTGCCGGTCCACGGGGGACAGGCGCACGAGGAGAGGCTGGGTGTCGCTCATGCCGCGACGATATCACAGAGCTATCGCGCGTGGCTACTCTTTCGCGCCTGCGCGTGCTCTGGCGATGGCTGCGCGCGCGTCCTCGACGGAGCGCACGATGGCGGCGAATCCACCGTGTCGGCGCACGAGGTCGAGCCACTGGCGCTGCTGGGGAGACGCGCGCCCGGTGGGGGTCTTGACCTCGAGGGCCACGAAGCGCCCGTCGAGGCAGCCGATGAGATCCGAAGACCCGACCGCGAGGCCGTAGCGCACGAGCGCGCCGCGGTGCTCGGCGACGCCGACGTTGTTGCGCCACATGACCAGCCCCGGCTCGTCCGAGAGCGCCAGGCGGATCTCGTCTTGGATGTGTCCTTCCGTCACGCTGTCCTCCGCGGCCAGTAGCCGAACTTCTCCTTGAACCTCACACCGACCCATCCCGGCTTGTAGCCTCTCGCGCGCGCGATGCGCTCCAGCCGCGCGAGCTCATCCTCCCGCTCCCGCCGCGTCGCCGAGACGACCACGGCGGCGAGCGGCTGCTTCTGCACCTCGACACGCTCGGGCTCGGGCCACGGCGCGGAGCACTTGCGGCACTGCGGCCCGCGCGAGGCGTAGCGCGTGACCGCGCCGCAGTGCAGGCACGTCGAAAGCGCCTCGCGGT